CGTATTTGGGACACAATGCGGGGTTGGAGCGTTGCTACTAGCGGTGGTTCAACTGCTGACTTATATCCAAATGATTCTGCCGCAGAGAACTTTGGTGGCGCAAATGGTAATGGTGGTTTCCCAACTGCAACTGGCTTTTATGCTAACGGTGGGGTGTTTAATCCATCTCAAACACACATCTACATAGCCATACGCCGTGGCCCGATGAAAGTGCCGACGACTGGGACGAGTGTGTTCAGTCCTATTGCTTACACTGGCGACAACTCCAGCAATCGGGTTATTGGCTCTTTACCTGCGGGTGATTCTGCTTTAGTTTTTACACGAAACTATAACGACTACGCATACCCACAAACTTGGTGGAGTCGTTTAACAGGTGGATTAGCGTTAAGACCGTACAACACCAATGCAGAAGTAAACCAAGCAACAACACTTGGATGGGGTAACCAAGTGGGCCAATTAATTTCTGTAGGCTCTACAAACATTAATTACGGTGGTAGCCCCGCTGCTGGTAATTTTATTTTGTATAACTACAAACGCGCCCCCGGCTTCTTTGATGTGGTTTGCTATACAGGGACGGGTTCTGCAAGGACTGTGACGCATAACTTAGCGGCAGTCCCTGAGATGATGCTTATTAAGCGTAGAGATACAACTGCTCAGTGGCAGTTTTATTTTGCTGGTTTAGGAAATACTAAATCAGTTCAAATGCCTGATAACGACAAAGTTACATCTAGTGGACTTTTTAACAACACAAGTCCAACAAGTTCTGTTTTTACAGTTGGCGTTAATTCACCAGTTAATGCTTCAGGCGGCACTTATGTTGCTTATTTGGCGGCAACTTGTGCTGGAGTTTCTAAAGTTGGAACTTACACCGGAACAGGAACTACTCAGCAAATAGATTGTGGCTTTGCTGCTGGTGCAAGGTTTGTACTTATTAAAAACGTAGGTGTCAATGATTACGCTTATGGTTATTATGTATGGGATACGGCTAGAGGCATTGTGTCTGGTAACGACCCTTACCTGTTGCTTAACAGCACTGCCGCTGAAGTGACCAACACTGATTACATCGACACCTACAGCGCAGGATTTGAGATCAGTTCAACTGCACCTGCGGGTATCAATGCAAATGGCGATCAATTCGTCTATTGGGCTATTGCTTAAAGGAAACAAAATGCAAATCAGAATCAGAACAACAGGCGCAGTCATGTACGAAAGTGAATTTCGTGCATACACAAAAGCCAATGGTGGCCCATCATGGGATACAACAACAACTGAAGTCTTAGAGGCTTTGGGTGCTGATGTAGTCTTGGAAGGCGCACAAGCTACTGGTGGAACTGTTTACCAATACTCTCAAGCCTCTGGTGTCGAGCAAGTTGATGGTAAGTGGTACACAAAGTATATCCTTGGCCCTGTCTTCATTGACCAAGTAGTAGATGGTGTAACTACTACTGCTGCTGAACAAGAAGTGGCTTACAAGGCTTCTAAGGATGCTGAACAGGCTAAGAGTGTTCGTGCTTCAAGAGACACTAAGTTAGCTGAGACTGATTGGAGATTCCGTAGCGATATGACTCCATCACAAGAGTGGAAAGACTATTGCCAAGCATTGAGGGATGTACCTAATCAAGCTGGCTTTCCTTGGACTATTGAGTGGCCTGACGTTCCTACAGGAACTGATGCACCATGATGAAAGATGAAGTCACTCACGAACACATCTATGATCGCCTATTGGCTGTTGAAGCAAAGGTAGACAACATAGAGAAGAATACACAAGAGGTTGTTCAAGCCTTCAACGCAGCTGCAGGTGCTTTTACAGTACTTGAATGGATCGCTAAAGCTGTGAAACCTATTATCATCATAGGTGCTTTCTTTGGAGCTATTTACTTAGCTATTGACAATCGTTTTAATGGAGTTAAATAAAATGAACCTACCGACACGTGGTCAGAGAACAGCTAAGAACAAGATGAAGAAGGTTATGGGTGAGTACAAAGAAGGTACTCTCCACAGCGGTAAAGGTGGCCCTGTGGTGAAGTCTCGTGACCAAGCCATTGCTATTGCTATGTCAGAAGCAAATAAAGCTAAAAAGAAGTCTAAAAAGGCTTGACAGTAACACTAAAGTATGTTACCATATTAATTAAGTATAAGGAAGATAATGGCTACGACATATCTACAGTTGGTAAACAACGTATTGATACGCTTGAGGGAGACTGAAGTATCGTCAGTTAGTGATACTCCTTATAGTTCCCTTATGGGGGTATTTGTTAACGATGCTAAGAGAGAGATTGAGGATGCCTACGATTGGAATGTCCTCACACAAACCATTGTAATCCCTACAGTGGCTAATACTCGTAACTATACACTGACAGGTTCAGGTCAGAGGTTTCGTACTGTAGATGTCTTAAATGACACTCAAGATGTACCTATGAGAGCTGTAGCTACTAACTGGATGAATAGACAGTACTACTTAGGTAATGTACAGAGTGCAGCTCCAGTGTACTACAACTACAGCGGTATCTCCGGTGATGATACTCAGGTGGATATATGGCCTCGTCCTGATGGTGAATACTCATTGAGGTTTGAGTTGATTATCCCTCAGGCTGACTTAACAGCCAATGCTGATGCTTTGTTAGTCCCTCATCACTTAGTACAGATGTTGGCCTACGCTAAAGCTGTTGGTGAACGAGGTGAAGATGGAGGTACAGCTTTCAGTGAGGTTTATCAACAATATCGCTTAGCTTTGGCAGATGCTGTAGCCATTGAGCGTAACAGATACGATGAAGAAACTACTTGGGTTGATGTCTGATGGTAGCTAAAATCTTAACCACAACTGTAGCAGCTCCGGGATTCATGGGGTTGAATACACAGGATAGTTCAGTCTCTCTAGAGGCTGGCTATGCTACTGTGGCTAATAACTGTGTGATTGATAAGTTTGGACGTATTGGTGCTCGTAAGGGATGGTCTACATCTCACGCAACTAATAGTGACTTAAGTGATGCTAACGTCAAAGCTATTGGTGAGTTGATTGATAACTCAGGTAACTCATACATTATTGCTGCTGGTAACAATAAACTATTCAAGCTTGTAGGTACGACACTATCACAGTTAACTTACGGAGGTGGTGGTACAGCTCCTACAATCACAGACAGTAACTGGCAGATGGCTCCGTTGAATGGAGTCTTATATCTCTACCAAGCTGGACATGATCCATTAGTGTTTGACCCTGCAGTCAGCTCAACTACATTTAAGAGAGTATCTGAGAAGAGTGGCTATGTAGCTACAGTGTCCAGTAACAACTGTGTTATCAGTGCCTATGGTCGTACATGGTCAGCTAATAATGCTTCAGTTAAGAGTACCATTCAGTTCTCAGACTTGCTATCAGGTCATGTCTTAAGTACAGGTACAGCTGGTACATTAGATGTATCTCAGGTGTGGCCTAATGGTGCAGATGAGATTATATCCTTAGCTGCTCATAATAACTTCTTGATTGTCTTTGGTCGTAGACAGATTCTTATCTACTCCAATGCTACAGACCCTAATAATCTAACATTGTCAGATGCTATCACAGGTATTGGCTGTGTAGCTAGAGACTCAGTAGTAGCCACAGGTGGTGATGTAATCTTCTTGTCTGACTCAGGTGTACGTTCATTGATGCGTACCATTCAAGAGAAGTCAGCTCCAATGAGAGACATCAGTGCTAATGTACGTGATGATATTGTACTGGAGGTTAGTCTTGAGACTTCAGCTGATATTAAAGCTATATACTCAGACAAGGAAGCTTTCTATCTGTTATCTTTGCCAGCTCGTCAGTTAGTGTACTGCTTTGACATGAGAGCACCTCTACCTAATGGTGCTAACAGGGTTACAACATGGGATGGTTTAGTTCCAACAGCTTTTAAGTACACTCGTAATAAAGACTTATTGTTTGGAAGAGCTGGATACATTGGTAAGTATGATGGCTACAAAGACAATGCTAACTCATACTTGATGAGATACTACACCAACTACTTTGACTTCCAGTCACCAACTGTGATTAAGATTATGAAGAAGGTAGGCGTAACAGTTATTGGTGGTGGTGGTTATCCAGTTACTTTAAGGTTTGGCTTTGATTACAGTGATATTTTAAACACTAGACAGTTTAACTTAGCTAATGCTGCAGTAGCTGAATACAACATAGCTGAATATAACATTGGTGAGTATGGTGGTACAGCCTTCGATAATAAGATTATTAACATTGGTGGTTCAGGTAAGGTTATTCAACTTGGCTTTGAAACCAGTGTATTTAATAAGTCAATATCCATTCAGAAACTTGATGTCTATGTTAAGACAGGGAAGACACGATAATGAGTAACTATACAAAAGCAACTAACTTTGCAATCAAGGATAGCCTGAATACAGGTAATCCAAGCAAGATCATTAAAGGTACTGAAGTTAACACTGAGTTTGATAACATTGCATCAGCAGTGAATTCTAAACCTGATGCTAATAACGGTGCATTGACAGGCACAACCACTGCGGTAAATCTTACTGTCTCTGGTACTTTTACAGCAACAGTTGACGGAGGCACATACTAATGGCTATCGATTATACAAGTTTACTTGGAACCCTCGGTGCTAGTGCCGTAGGTGCTTTAGGTACTAATTATGCAGCTAATCAAGCAGCTGGTAACGCTGCATCGTCTGCTCAGACAGCTGCACAGATGGCTCAGTTCCGTCCTGTAGGAGTTACTACAAGGTTCGGTAAGTCAGGCTTTAACTATGACCCTACAACTGGACAGCTGATTGGTGCAGGTTATCAAGTAGCTCCTGATGTAGCTGCAGCTCGTGAAGGTCTAATGGGATTAGCTGGTACTGGTCTCGGTCAAGCTCAAGCTGCACAGGCTCAGCAAGCTGGTATTACTCAAGCTGGTCAAGGTTTGTTTAACTTAGGTGCTGGCTACATAGCTCAGACACCTCAAGCACAAGCTCAACAGTACATCACTCAACAGCAACAGTTACTTGCTCCCGGTCGTGAACAAACACTGGCTAATCTAACCAATACACAGCAACAGCAAGGTCGTTTAGGTCTAGCCACTGGTGGTACAATGGCTGGATACACTACTGGTGCTCCCGGCTTACAAGCTACTAATCCTCAGATGGCTGCATACTACAATGCTATGGCTCAGCAAGATGCACAGTTGGCTGCACAGGCACAACTGGCAGGTCAACAACAAGCTACATTTGGTCAAGGATTAATGACTGGTGGTTTAGGGCTTCAAGGTGCTGGCTATGGTTTACAGAATCAAGCTCTAGCTCCATATACAAACTACATGGCAGGTGCTACAGGACTTGAGAACCAAGGCTTAAATGCTTTGACTCAAGGTACTGCATTGGGTTCAGCAGGAGCTGCTTCAGCTCAGGCAGCTGCAAATCAATACGCAGCAGGTCAAACAACTGCTAATGCAGCTCAACGTGCAGCTTTGCAGGGCACTGTTGGAGGCTTAACAGATCCTATTAGTCAGTTGATTGCAGGTTTAACAGGCGGTGGTAATACTGGTGGTATTAATTACAATGCTGTTATGA